ACAAACATGACAGGTGTAGCACACAATATATTTGAACCTTTACGATTATGGGTAGGAGGGCCAATTAAAATCAACTCTTTTTATAGGTGTCCAAAACTTAACAAAGCTATTGGTGGTAGTAAACGATCACAGCATTGTGAGGGAAGGGCGATTGATATAGATGATACATTTGGCTATAAAACAAACGCAGAAATGTTTTATTATATAAGAGATAATTTAAATTTTGATCAAATGATTTGGGAGTTTGGAGATGATAATAACCCAGCTTGGGTTCATGTTAGTTTTGATTCACTAGACGGGAACAGAGGTAGGTTGTTAAAGGCTATTAAAGAAAATGGTAAATCTAAATATATTTTAATATGAGTAAACCAAGAAAAAAGTTTGGGCAAACAACAGTAGGTAAAATATTGAAAGGAGCTGTAGGTTTGGTTAACCCAACATTAGGCTCGTTGATACAGGGTGAGATGTCTGTAGAACAAGTTATATCTTCTATCAAAAATGCAGACGCTCCAGTAGAGGATAAAATAAAAGCACAAGAAATGATTCTGGAAGCTTACGAAGCAGAAGTTCAAGATAGAGCTTCAGCTAGGCAAAGGGAGATGGCTGCTATCCAAGCAGGATCAAACGATATATTATTTAAAACTGTTGGGTGGGGTATAACCTTATCTTTTGTTGCTGTGGTTGCTGGAGCAATAGGGCTTTGGGAAATACCTAAAGAATCTCAAAGATTGTTTGATATGGGTTTTGGAGCTGTGGTTGCAGCTTTCACACAAGTCATAGGTTATTACTTTGGAAGCTCAATGGGATCTAAACACAAGACACAAATGATGAACAAGAATGGCTAAAAGTGTAGCTTTTGTTTATCGTGGTAAAAACAAAAAAAAGAGACCAGGGGTTCATGCAAAAAGCAAAACATCTCGTTTGAAATCTTCAAAACTGTACAAGAAAAAGTATCGCCGACAAGGCCGTTAAATTATTCCTATCTTTGTAGGAGTTTAATTTAATAAAATGGACATACGTAAAATATCCATAGGGCCAGATTACAAAAGTAGCGCTATGCACTATCTGATAGGCCAAGAAGTTTTAGGTGGAAAATATTTTATACACTTAATCCAATACGACAACGAAAGAAATACCGTAAAAATATGGATTCAAAAAAACGATGAAGTTGTTTTGTGGAAAGAATTTTCACCTTCTATGCCAATAGCCGTAGAGTATAATATAAACTTTTGATGAAGTCACCGTTTAACTTTATAGTAAAACCATTAAACAATAAAAGGTATAATAATACAAAGCAGATTAGTGGTAAAGAAATAATCACTAGCACTTCAGAAGAGAATCATTTAGCGTCCAACAGATATGGTGTAGTTGTTAGTACACCTATAAATTACCATGGAGAAATAAAACCAGGAGATATACTTCTTGTGCATCACAACTGTTTCAAATTTTATAATGACATGAAGGGCAGAAGAAAAAGTGGTAAGAGTTATTTTATGAATGATTTGTTTTTTATTGACAACGATCAGTTTTATTTGTATAAAAAAGACGATAACTGGATATGTCATGATAGATACTGTTTTGTGCAGCCACTAGAAAAACAAGATTCATTTTTAGAAAAAAACTACAAAGAAGAACCTCTTGTTGGTATTATGAAATATCCAAACGAATACCTATCTTCGAAAGGAGTAAAAAAAGGAGATAGAGTTATTTTTAAACCCGATAGTGAATATGAGTTTGAAGTTGACGGGGAAAAACTATATCGAATGTACGACCACCAAATAACTGTAAAAATATGACTGATTTCGAGTTGATGCTGAAAGAAGCTAATATAGATTTACAAGTTTTAAATAAACATCTTAAATCAAAAGAGTTTTTAAAAAAAGCAGGCCCTGTCGTAAATGATTTTAATAACAACTACGAGATACTAAATTCAGAAATACATGGAAAGGGAATATTTGCAACTAAAGACATGGAAAAGGGATACGAAATAGGATATGGGTCAATAAACAAAACAAGAACTTATGCGGGTAGATATACTAATCATTCTCTAAACCACAACGCAAAGTTTTACTACTTTAAGGGTAACAGCAATAGTATTTTAATAGCACAAAAATATATTAAAAAAGGAGAAGAAATTGTCGTCAATTACAGACACCATACATACAATAAAGATTATTATAAGTAATGAAACCAGAGGAACTCAAGAAAAAAATAATTGAAGCGGGTAACATAGCTGTTGAGCAGTTAATTAAGGTCGCAAAAGAGGATATTATAAAACCTGACCCAGAAGATGAGTTAGCGGCAGACAGATTAAAAAATGCAGCGGCCACGAAAAAGCTTGCTATATTTGATGCGTTTGATATATTAAGTAGAATAGAAAATGAAAAACAAATAATTAATAATGACCAGTCCCCATCTCAAAGCAGACAAGGATTTGCTGAAAGAAGATCAAAATAAACTGTATCAAGTTTTAGAAGACTACATACCGTCAGGGGTTGTCAAAACAAAAAATAAAGCTAGAACTTGGCTGTATGGATACAACATGAAGTATGATGTTGTAGTTATATCTAAAACAGGACAAATAGGATCTATTATAAACATTAATGGTTTATGTATAGCACTGCCGTTTGAAAAAGATGTATACAAAAAAAGTCTTTCAAAAAAACAACAATTCTGGGAGCGTAAAGATTTACCTCAAGAACTAGCTCGAATCAACTCTATATTTCAATGGAATGAAATGCCAACAAATTTTAAAGATAGATGGATAGATTATATTGAAAAGGAGTTTGATAGAAGAGAGCAAGGACATTGGTTTTACAACAACGGAAAACCAACTTACATAACAGGAGCTCACTATATGTATTTACAGTGGACAAATATAGATGTAGGTTACCCTGATTTTAGAGAAGCAAACAGAATATTTTTTATTTATTGGGAAGCCTGTAAAGCAGACAAAAGATGTTTTGGTTTATGTTACTTAAAAATCAGAAGATCTGGGTTCTCTTTTATGGGGTCATCAGAGTGTGTAAACACAGGAACATTAGCTAAAGACTCAAGGGTTGGAATATTATCAAAAACAGGATCAGATGCAAAAAAAATGTTTACTGACAAAGTAGTACCCATAGCAAACAGACTGCCGTTTTTTTTCAAACCAATACAGGATGGTATGGACAAGCCTAAAACAGAGTTAGCTTTTAGAGTTCCGGCATCAAAAATAACCAAGAAAAATATGCACGAGGTTTATGATGATGAACTAGATGGTCTTGACACAACAATAGACTGGAAGAATACGGACGAAAACTCTTATGACGGAGAAAAACTTTTACTCTTAGTTCATGATGAAAGTGGTAAATGGATAAAACCAAATAACATTTTAAATAACTGGAGAGTTACTAAAACTTGTTTAAGGTTAGGAAGTAAAATTATAGGGAAGTGTATGATGGGCTCAACATCGAACTCATTAAGTAAAGGTGGTGAAAATTTTAAAAACCTTTACAACGATTCTGATGTTACAAAAAGAAATAACAATGGTCAGACAAAAAGTGGTCTTTACAATTTATTTATACCTATGGAATGGAACATGGAGGGTTTTATAGATAGATACGGTCAGCCTGTTTTTAATAAGCCAAAAGAAGAAGTGTTGGGTGTGGATGGGGAGTATATTTATACAGGAGCTATAGATTATTGGGAGGCAGAAGTAGAGTCTTTAAAAAAAGATGCAGATGCTTTGAATGAATTTTACCGACAGTTTCCTCGTACAGAATCTCACGCTTTTCGAGATGAAAGCAAAGGAAGTTTGTTTAATTTAACAAAAATATACCAGCAAATAGATTACAATGATTCATTGATATTAGATCATCACATTACTAGAGGTAAATTCTATTGGAAAAACGGTCAAAAAGATTCTGAAGTAATATGGACACCAGATAGGAATGGGCGTTTTAAAGTTTCATGGTTTCCAAACAAAAATTTAACTAACAAAAAAATTACTAAGCTGGGGACTTATTACCCGGTAAACGAACATATTGGGGCGTTTGGATGTGACTCCTATGATATATCAGGGACAGTAGGAGGCAGGGGTTCTAACGGAGCACTGCATGGTCTTACTAAATTTAATATGGATGAAGCTCCTAGCAATGAGTTTTTTTTAGAATATGTAGCAAGGCCACAAACCGCAGAAATATTTTTTGAGGAAGTCCTCATGGCTTGTATATATTACAGTATGCCAATACTTATAGAAAATAACAAACCCAGATTATTATATCATTTCAAAAATAGGGGCTACAGAGGATATTGTATGAATAGGCCTGATAAACATTATACTAAATTATCTAAATCGGAAAGAGAGCTTGGTGGCATACCAAATTCCTCTGAGGATGTTAAACAATCACACGCTGCTGCAATAGAATCTTACATTGAAAAACATATAGGTCTGGATCTAGAAGGTACATATAGAGATAATTATGAAATGGGCACTATGTATTTCAATAGAACTTTAGAAGATTGGGCTAGATTTGATGTGAGCAATAGAACACATTTTGACGCTAGTATCAGTTCTGGTTTAGCGGTCATGGCGAACCAAAAATCCTTATATTTACCTATTTCAAAACAATCAAAAATAAGTCTTAACTTTGCAAGATACAATAACAAGGGATCTATAAGTGAACTAATTAAATGAAGGAAATCACAATTAACATTAAAGAAGTAGGTTTTCCCACTTATTTTGTTTCAGACGCTGAAAAAGAAACTAAAGAATACGGGCTTCAAATTGGACAAGCTATTCAATATGAATGGTTTCGTAAAGACACAAATGGCGCAAGATATTACAGTAAGTTTCGAGATTTTAATAGATTAAGATTATATGCAAGAGGTGAGCAGGCTATTGCTAAATACAAAAATGAATTAGCTGTAGATGGTGATTTATCTTATTTAAATTTAGATTGGA